TGGGCGCGGGCGGCGACCCCGACCCCGCGTTCGTCCCCGCCCGCCACGCCCGCTAACTGTTTACACACTTCCAGCCCCGTCCGTGACCATTCCGGGCGGGGCTGGATCCAATTTAGCTAGGAGCCGCCGTGCTGACCCTGACCCACACAATAGCGGGCGAAGAATGCCGGATCTACTACCCGGAACGCCGCCAGGATCTGGTCGGTTTCGACGCGTTCCTGTCCCAGGGCGACAAGGTCCTGTCGATCGACACGGAAACGACCGGCCTGGATATTTTCACGCCGGGCTTCAAGTGCCGACTGGTCCAGTTCGGGAATCAGCGGGAAGCCTGGGTATTGCGGGTCGACCTGTTCGCCGACGTGATCTGTAAAGCGATCCGCCAGGACCGCCACTACGTCGCCCATAATGCCCCGTACGACGCCCTGGTCGTCGACCGTCACCTGGGCGTCAAGATCGAGGAATGGTCGTCGCGCCTGTTTGATACCCGGATCTTCGCCCACCTGCTGGACCCGCGCCAGCCGCACGAAGGCGGGGCGGGCCTGAGCCTGAAACCGCTGTCGGCTATCTACGTCGACGAAGCGGCGCCGGATACCCAGGAGGGCCTGACGGCTGAGTTCCGGCGCCTGGGATTCACGAAGGCGACCGGCTGGGCCAATATCCCGATCGACAACGAACTGTATGTCCGATACGCCGGGCTGGACGTGATCCTGGATACGCGCCTGTTCTATGAACTGGCGCCGCTGGTGAAGGACCTGGGCCTGTCGGACCTGTCGAAGTTCGAGCATCACCTACAGGGCCTAATGATGATCCTGCAACGGCGCGGTATGCGCCTGGACGTCGACTATATCCACGACCTGCGGCGCGACCTGGCCCAGGAAGCCGAAACGTTCGGCCTGGTCGCTAAGCGGTACGGCGTGGAGAACGTCCAGTCGACGGCCCAGATCGCCCAGGCCCTGGTCGCTATGGGCGAAACGCTGACGGAAACGACGGATAGCGGCCTGCTGAAGGTCGATAAGGAAGTCCTTATGCCGCTGGCCGACCTAGACCGGGAATGGCAACGGATCGAGGCCCGGGATCCTAACCCGCTGGCCGACGCGGTCCTGAGGGCCAAGCGCGCGTCTAAGTGGGACACGTCCTACGCCGCCGCGTTCCTGGACCTGAAAGACGAGAACGACCGCCTACACCCGTCGATCGGTACCCTGGCCGCCAGGACGGCGCGTATGTCGGTATCCCGCCCGCCCCTGCAACAGCTACCGTCTGGCGACTGGAAGGTCCGGCGGGCGGTCGCGGCGGATCCCGGGAACCTGATGATTAGTTCGGACTATGACCAGATCGAGCTCCGCGTGCTGGCCGCCCTGGCCGACGTGAAGCAGATGAAGAAGGCGATCCTGGACGGCGTCGACCTGCACGGCTACACGGCCGAACTGATCTACGGGCCGGACTACACGAAGTTTCACCGGAAACTGTCTAAGGGTACTGGCTTCGGCAAGGTCTATGGCGGCGGGGCGGCGACCCTGTCCCGCCAGACCGGCGCCGATATGGACGCGGTAAGGCACGTTATCGCTGAGTACGACCGGGTCTACCCGGAAATCAAGAAGTACGCGGCGAAACTACAGCGGCGCGCTGAGTACGGCAAGAAGGAAGTAATCACGGTCAGCGGGCGCCACCTGCCGCTGGACCGGGACCGGCTGTACGCGGTCCTAAACTACATGATCCAGTCCACCGCCCGGGACATTCTGGCCCAGGCGATCGTCGACCTGTTCGACGCCGGGCTGGGCGACTTCCTGCTGTTGCCGATCCACGACGAACTACTGGCCCAGGCGCCCGAAAAGGACGCGCCTGAGGTCGCCGCCGAAATCGGCCGGATCATGTCCAGCACGTTCTACGGCGTCCCGCTGACGTCGACCGGCGAAGTCACCGGGAAGAACTGGGGCGCCGCGTACGGCGCGGATCCTCAGGCCGGTATCTGGTGAGCCGCCGACGCCCCAGTATGGGCCGCCGCCCGATCGTCCACTGGAACGAACAAGACGCCTACACCGGCTGGCGCCGGGTCCTGTGCTACATCGACAGGCCCGGCGTCGTCCGCAAGATCAAACGAAACACCCACAAGCGCGAGCGCCAAGAGGCCCGCGCCGCCCTACGGAAGGACCCCCACAATGCCTAACCTGCCCGCTACCGTCCGCGACTTCGCCGAGGAAACCCTGAGGCTGGCCGCGTCGATCGAGAAGGCCCAGGCGATCCAGTGGGAGGCCGCGCCGATCCCCCGCCCGGCCGACGACACAACGGAACGGGCTAAGGGCGGCCACGGCGACCCTACGCCGTCGATCGCCCTGGACGAGCGACGCCTGGCCGTCCGGGCCGCGTGCGACGCGGCGGTCCAGGCCCTGGCCGTCGCTGAGGCGGCCGCGCGCAACGCCCGACGTCACCTGGACGCCGCGACCAGCGCCTGGGAGGGCGGGGACCCACGCTAGGCGTCCAGCGCCAATCTTGCGCCGATCTTGCGTCAAGCGTCTTACGCGTTTATTCTCGAGGGACCCAACGGGAACAACACCAATGTAATTCCAACGTATTGATAAACCTTTTTCGGTACACGCGTAAGGCGCTTCGCGCCAGATAGGAACGTTCAAAATGGCTAACTTCGAACAGGTAATCGCCGACATTTTCACCCGCCGCGTCAGCACGGGGAAGCTGGAACTGACCGAGGAACGTGAGGCGATCGCGGCGGCCCAGGGCGGCGACGACGACGCGACTATGCGCCTGGTCTACGCCTACGCCTACAGCCTGCGGTCCGCCGTCGTCTGGTACACCCGCGCCATTCCGTCGGCGGGCCGGGACGGCCTGGCCGATATCTACAGTCAGGCGATCATGGGCCTGATGGAGGCCATTCACGACTTCGACCCTGAGAAGTTCGACCGCCTGGCCGCGATCGCGCCGGACAAGATCACGGGCGCTGTAGCGGCGGCCGCTGAGTCGGCCGTGAATTTCAAGGTACCGACGCGTACCCTGACGCGCTTCTTCAAGATCCTGCGTGAGGCCGACGGTAACGTGTTCGCCGCCGCCGCGCTGGCGCCGACGTACGCCATGAAGTCGGCGACGTTCCTGGCCGTCCTGTCGGCCGTCCGCGACGTCGACAGCTATGACGGTATGGTCGAGTCCGCCTGGGACGAAGGCACGGCGGACGGGTCCCATATCGCCGCCACGCCGGTCGCTGGCGTCAACTCGTACGACGAAGACGAAGTCCTGGTCGACGCCGCGTTCGCCGCTGTCGACGACCTGGAACGCGTCGTCTGCCGCGACTACTACGGGTTCACGGATTACAACACCAAGAGCGACGCGGAAATCGCTGGCGACCGGGGCCTGTCCCGGCCTAAGGTCCAGCGCGTCCGGTCGTCCGCACTGGGGAAGATGCGTACAGCCCTGGGCGTTGCGTGAGGCGGCTGTCGTTAGTGGCATAGCGCTAGACTGACAGACGTACCCTGTAGCCGCCCTAGGGAAACCTTGGGACCCCCTACCCCGGCGGGGGCGGGGGGTCCCTGTCGTACCCCCCACTTGGAAAGGATCCCCTACTATGCCTGGCCCCGCGCCCCGCGTCGACCGTGACGAGTTCCGGCGGCTGAACGCCGACGGCTGGACGACCCCGCAACTGGCCCAGCACTTCGGCATTGCGCCCCGGTCCGTGTCCCGCCTCAGGACGAAGCTAGGGATCCAGGCGCCGACGGACCATACGCTGACGCCGGACCGGCTGGCCCGGGTCCAGGCCATGCTGGACGACGGCGCCAGTCAGCGGGAAATCCAGCGGACGCTGGGCGTCGACCGTGAGACGATCCGCGCCCACTTCCCGGGCCGGGGCTGGACCCTGGCCGACGGCGGGACGTTCGCTATGGCCACGACGGCCCTGTGGGAACAGGTCGACGCGGCGAACTACGCCGCCACGTCAAGAACCTTGCGTGAAGCGTCGCGCGCGAAGTAGGCTGTTTACACAACGAAGGAACAGCTACCCAGGAGGACCCAATGACCACCACCGCCGCCACGATCCGCCAGATCGCCCCCGTCGTCGACGCCGCCCTGGCCGAACTGTGGTTCGCCGAAGCCAAGGCTATGGCCGTCGTCGCCGGGATCGAGAAGGCCATGCGCCGCCTGCCTGAGGGCGCCTACCGCACGGCCCGCGAAGAGGCCCTGGTGAAGGCTATGGACGAACTGGACGCGATCCGCGACGAGATCCGCCCGCTGGCCGCAATCGCCAAGACCGGCGCCTGGACCCGTTTCGTCCTGGTCCCCGGCGGCCACCTTCACCGGGGCTTCTACTGCTCGACCCTGCGGACCACGACCACGACCGGCCTGATGCCTGAGTACAGCGGCGCGGACGAGGCTGAGGTCGTCGACCTGGCGGGCGAGGTCGCCTGCACCGTTTGCTTCCCGTCCGCCCCGGTCGACCGTCCTACCCGGATCCCGGCCCTGGTCGCCGAACGTGAGGCCCGCGAAGCTGAGGCCGCCGAAAAGGCCGCTAAGAAGGTCGCCGCCCAGGCCGCCCAGATCGTCGTCGGCCGGAAGGTCTACAAGACCCAGCGGGCCGCTGAGAATCAAATCTCCTGGGAAATGGAAAGCTACGTGTCCCGCCGTTTCCAGGCCGCACAGGACGACGCCCACCGCGCCCACCTGGACAACCTGGCCGCCGAGGACCTGGCCGCCGCCCAGACGATCGCCCAGGCTATCGCCCAGGCCGTCGACGGGTACGACGCCGCCGCGATCCTGGCTAAGAAGTTCGCCACGAAGGCCAAGGAATACCGGAAGCACGGCTGGGATATCCCCGCCGACGCCGCCCTGTAGGGGCCTGGCAGGTCCCGCCGGACACGATACCGGCGGGACTTGCGTGAGGCGTCTAACGCGAAGTAGCGTGTTTACACGACGAAGGAACAACCCAGGAGGACGCAATGACCGCCCAGACCAGCACTGAGTACACGACCCGCGAGGAATGGCTGACCGCCGCCGTCGCCGCCCTGACGCCCCTGTTTGAAGCGATCGGCCAGACCGTCCCGGCCGTCCGCGTGTCCGTCGGCTGGCCCGGCGGGAACGGCCGCAAGAACAGCGTGATCGGCCAGTGCTGGGCCACGGCCGCCAGCGCCGATAACGTCGCCCAGTTGTTCATTAGCCCGGTCCTGGACGACGCCGTCCGCGTCCTGGACGTCCTGGCCCATGAAATGATCCACGCGATCGACGACTGTGTCAGCGGCCACAAGGGCAACTTCGCCAAGATCGCTAAGGCGCTGGGCCTGACGGGCAAAATGACGGCGACGGTCGCGGGCGACGAACTGAAGGAACGCCTGGAAGCTATCGCGTTCGACCTGGGCCTGTACCCCCACGCGGCGCTGGCTAACCCGGGCACCGGGGCCGACGGCCCGAAGAAGCAGACGACCCGCATGATGAAGGCGGAATGTCCTGAGGGATCCGGCTACAAGGTCCGGCTGACCCGCCAGTGGATCGCTGAGTACGGCGCCCCGATCTGCCCCCACTGCGGCGAACAGATGGTCGCCGAATGACCGCCCTGGTCGTCGCGCTGGCCGTCTATTACGGGATCCAGTCGGCGCGACTATGGACCCAGCGCCGCCCCTAACCGCTACGCCCCTGGCCGACCTGGCCGGGGGCGTCTTGCGTAAAGCGACCCACGCGAAGTACCTTGTTTACACAACGAAGGAACAACCCAGGAGGACACAATGAACGCCACCGCTACCGCCGCCGACAGCTACTACGTCGACCCCTTCCCGGGCCGTAAGGGATCCGACCGGGTCTACGAGACCTGCTGGAAGTGCGGCGGGTCCGGCGTCGTTTCCTGGGGGAACGTCACCTTCGTCGCCCAGGGCCGCGAAGATCGCCACTGCTTCGAGTGCAACGGATCCGGCAAGACGTCCCGCCTGGTATCCAGCGCCCGCGCCACGGCCCGCCGCCAGGCTAAGGAAGCCGCCCGCCAGGCTGAACTGGCCGAGGCCGCCCGCGTGGCCCGCCAGGAATGGCTGAGCAACGGTTACGGCGACCTGCTGGAAGCGATCGAAACTGCGATCAGCGGCCTTCGCCACGGCGACCCGATCCGCCGCCAGGCTGAGGCGGCCCGGGAACGGATCAACATGTACGACGCTACCCAGGCCGACGCCGAAGCTGTCCAGGCCGTACTGGACGCGATCGCCGACCGTGAGGCCGCGACGGTCCCGGTCGTCGAAGGCCGGTACGAAATCCAGGGCGAAGTCCTGACGGTCAAGTTCCAGGAATCCCAGTTCGGCGGGTCGCTGAAGATGCTGGTCGAGGTCGACGGCTACAAGGTCTGGGGTACCGTCCCGACGGACCTGTACGGCGTGGATCGCGGCGACCGGGTCGCGTTCACGGCGACGGTCGAACGGTCCCAGGACGACGCCGGTTTCGGTTTCTTCAAGCGCCCGACGAAGGCCCGCCGCCTGGGCGGCTAGGCCTCTCGGACCCCCAGC